ACGCTGTTGTTGCTTGGAACCAATCCACTGGTGACTTTGTAAAGTTAGGTTCTTCTGCTGGCGCTGCTGCTGGTGGCTCTAACACCCAAGTCCAGTTTAATAACAGTGGTGTTTTGGGTGGTTCCGCTAGCATGACGTGGAACGGCACGGTTCTAACTTCTACTTTTGGTGGCCCTCATAACGGCACAGTAGGCGCAACAACTCCTGCTTCTGGTGCTTTTACAACACTCTCTGCATCTAGCGCAGTAACGTTGAGTCCTGCTAGTAGCACGGTTACGATTAGCCCAACTGGTACGGGTACTGTGGCAATCAGCCCTGCTGGTACGTTGACGCTGAATCCAACAGCGGCCAGTACGATCAACAACATGAGCATCGGCGCTTCGACTGCAAGCACCGGCGCGTTTACAACGCTTAGCGCAAGTTCTACTGTTTCAGGAACTGGCTTCAGTACTTACTTGGCAAGTCCTCCTGCTATCGGTGGAACAGCAGCCGCTGCTGGTACGTTCACCTCATTGACTGCAACTGGTGCATTTACCGCCAATGGCTCAAATGCAGCGGTAAGTATCTCCCCCACTGGCACGGGCACTGTGGCTATTAGCCCTGGCGGTGCGGTTACGATCAATCCTAGCGCGGCTAGTACGATCAACAACACCAGCATCGGCGCAACCACCGCGTCGACTGGTCGCTTCACGACTGTCACCTCCACAATCGCAACCGGTACTGCTCCGTTTACTGTGGCGTCCACAACTAACGTGGCCAACTTGAACGCAAGTAGTTTGAATGGCGCTACATTCGCAGCGCCCGGTCCTCTTGGTAGTACGACCGCAAGCAGTGGCGCACATACGACTTTGTCCTGCTCTGGTCAGTTTACTTCTACGGTGGCTACAGGCACAGCGCCTTTAGTTATTGCGTCTACAACTAACATCCCTAACTTAAACGCAAGTAGCTTGAACGGCGCTACGTTTGCGGCCCCCGGCTCAATCGGTAGCACCACAGCAGGTAGTGGCGCATTTACAACACTTAGCGCAAGCTCAACGGTGTCAGGCACGGGCTTTAGCACTTACCTTGCAGCGCCTCCACCCATTGGCGGCACGACTCCGGCCGCTGGTACGTTCACCACGTTGTCTGACTCAATTGGTAACGTCCGCACTATTGTGCAGAACTCGCAGGCTACTTACACACTTGCGGCAACTGATAACGGTAAACACATTCTGGCTACCGGCACTATCACAGTCCCTGCTAGTATCTTTACTGCTGGTCAAGTTATCACGATTGTTAACAACACCGCAAGCAACTTGACAATTACTACTTCAGCGGTAACTTGCTATCTAGCCGGTACAGCTACTACTGGCGCACGTACCCTAGCTCAGCGCGGTATCGCAACCGTGTTGTGCATTGCAGCTAACACGTTCATTATCTCAGGCGGAGGATTGACATGACGTCTAGTCAGATGATGTTGTTTGGGGGCGGTCCACCCCCTGTTACTTTTGTTGGCCGCGCTATATCGCAGTACACTACTTCAAATCAGGTTTTTGGTTTGGGAATTGCTGGCGATACTTCTGGCAATATGTACACAGCTGGTTATAACCAAACTACTAATCGAGTACTGATTGCTAGTTTTAGCTCTTCTGGTGGCTATAATTGGCAACGTCAGTTAGCTCCTGCCTCTGTTTCAGTCATAGGTATGGACTACCGGTCAATAACCATAGACGCTTCGAACAATATTTATGTAGCCTTCTGGGTACGAAACGCAGGTGGAACAATTGATACAGGCTTTCTTGTAAAGTACAACTCGGCGGGAACAATTCAATGGCAGCGGCAGTTAACTGCCACAAGTAACAACGTCACCACACAGGAGGTGTATATTGAACCAGGCGGGGCTAACGTTTATGTGTGTGGTAGTTGTGTTGTTTCCGGTAATCAAGCTTTTCACGTAGTTAAGTACAACTCTTCTGGCGCTCTTCAATGGCAGCGACAGTTAACCGGTGGAACCTCAAATACGACTTATGACATACACGTTGATAGTAGCAGCAACGTTTATTTAGCGGGCCAGACAAACCGTGGCACCGCATCATTTGACGGGTACATTGCTAAATACAATTCTTCTGGCACACTTCAATGGCAGCGGCAGTTTACGTACAGCACGTTCCAAGGAGCAATTACGAGCATAACCACAGATTCTTCTCTCAATGTTTACGCAGCGGCTAGTAACCCGGTGACGATGATGTGGAAACTAACAAGCGCCGGAGCCACTACGTTTCAACAACAAAATAACGGGTATTATTTACCGTATCGGGGGTTCGTTTGCGATTCGACAAACGTCTTTGGAAATACGTACATTGGGACAAACGACAACCTCGTATCTGCAATATCCACCAGTACCGGCGCTGTAACATGGATGAACAGATTTACACAAGCAAGTGTTATTTTTGGTGGAGCCGCGTTTGGGTCCGCAGGTTATTTGTTAGTGACGTCACGCGGTGTTTCTGGTTCCGATGTCTATGGCGGACATTTCCGCGTGCCAACTAACGGCGCTAACACAGGCGCTGGCAGTATTAGCGCATCTCCTATAAACACAGTTTATAGCGTTGCTCCTAATACCGGCACAATTACTTCTACAAGTTTTACAAATAGCGCCGGAGCGCACACTGATGCCGCTGGGTCTTTGACAAGCGCTACAAGCTCACTTACCGACTCTGCTGCGTCCAATGGTAATAACACCGCTACGTTTTAATTAAGGAGAACCATGTCGTCTTACATTAAACTTTCAACACTTGAGTACCCCCGCCACGAAGGAGATATCCGCAGTGAGTACCCCGAAATCACGGTAGACCAGACTGGCGCAACCTTCCCTTGCCCCGACACGTATGCATTGGTAGAAGAAACTCCTATACCCGAGGTAACGGACACACAAACTTTTGCCGAGCTAGCGCCGGTTTGTATAGATGGAGTTTGGCGTCGCGTCTGGAGCGTTACTGAGTTGACATCTGAGGAGTTGGCATATCGTGCTGAACTAAAGGACAAACTACTGGTGCGTGAGTATTGAATGCGCTGGCTCCTTCTTCCACTGTTGTTAGTGTTGGCTGGAGCCGTAGCCAAAAATGGCTGTTATGAAAGATTGGGCTGAAGCGTTCATTGTTGCGGTCTTTTTGACCATCTTTGTTGTGTGGGGTACGTTCACCCTTGTTTGGCTTTGGGGATGAAATGATTGATCCGATCACGGCGCTAGAAGGATTGCAAACTGCAATCAGTGTCGTTAAAAAAGCTAGTAAAGTGGCTAGTGATCTGGCAGGTTTAACTCCGTCAATAGCCAAGCTTTTTGATGCCAAGTCAACCGCTACCAAGGCCATGCTTCAAGCCAAGCGTACAGGCGGTAAGTCTAACCTTGGTGCGGCGTTACAAATTGAGATGGCTTTGGATGAGGCCAAGCGGTTTGAAGAGCAGTTAAAAATGTTGTTTATGCAAGCTGGGCGCATAGACGTGTGGAATGCAACCAAAGCCCGTCAAGCTGAAATGGACAGGGATGATGCCAAAGAGATGGCGGCTTTACACGCTGAAGAGAAAAAGCGTAAAGAGGCCGAGGCCGAACAGATGGAGTGGGCAGTTGCCATTGTAATTATTGTGATGTTTGTTGGTGCTGTTGGCTGGGGGCTTACACAAATTAACGAACTATGCGCTACAGCAAGGTGTGGTAGGTGAATGAGTACCAAAAACAGTTTGACCTCTTCTGTAAAGTCTTTGTCAGGCTGTGCATTGCGTGGTGGGTGTTTGGCCTGCTCCGCTTCCTGCCAGACGAATTGGCTGGGAAAATTGTCGATAAACTTCTTGGAATGATTGGATTAGCATGAATTGGGCAGACGTACTAAAGGCAGTAATACCCATCATTGTGGCTTCGCTTGCTTGGCTATTGGGTCAGGTGAACGACTTCTCCACCCGCCTGACCAAGATTGAAGGCGCTATGCCTGCGCTGATTACCAAAGAGGGTGTGCCCACGGACAGCCCAATTAGTGCTGAAAAACGTGCCATGCAGAAAGAACAGTTAATGCATCACATCAATGAGTTGCAGGTGAAGGTTCGCCTGCTTGAAGAACGTGAAAAAATGGGGAAAAAATAATGCTAACACTACTCTCAACCCTGATCTCGTTCCTAATGGGCGGTTTGCCCAAACTTCTGGAGTTCTTCCAAGGCCAACAAGACAAAGCCCATGAACTGGCTCTGGCTAGAATGCAGATTGAGCGTGAACTGGAACTGCGTAAAGCAGGCTTTGAAGCACAAGAACGCATCGAAAACATCCGGTCAGATCAGTTGGCCATAGAAAGCGCGGCCAACACCCAGCAGATGTTAATTGGTGCGCAGCAAGCTGAGATGGCTGCAATCTACGCCCACGACATAAGTTTAAACGAAGGGACATCAAGATGGATGAAGGACCTCCGAGCAAGTGTACGGCCTGTTATTACCTATGGCTTCTTCTTCTTGCTGGTGTTTGTGGATATTGCTGGCTTTTGGTATGGATACTACATGAGCGTACCTTTTGATGAGATGCTCAACATGCTGTGGGACACTGAAACCCAGGCCCTGTTTGCGTCGATCATCGCGTTCCACTTTGGTGGTCGGGCTTTTGGCAAATGAACGTTTCGCCCAAAGCCATTGAGATGATCAAGCACCATGAAGGTGTAAGGCAGAACCCGTATAAATGTCCCGCAAAATTGTGGACAGTGGGTGTTGGGCACGTCATGTTTCCAGAGCAGGGTAAGTTAAAAATAGACCAACGGGACTCGTTTGTCCCTCCGCCAACAGAGATGCGCAAGCACAGCATGGAGGAAGTCAATGGAATTCTTAGAGCCGATCTGCAGCGCTTCGAGCGTGGGGTGCACACTTACTGTCCTGTCTATCTTACACAAGGTATGTTTGATGGCCTTGTTAGTTTTTCTTTTAATGTCGGGCTTGGAACACTCCAGCGTTCAACGCTTCGTCAAAAGCTGTTACGGGGCGATAAGGAAGGCGCTGCTGAGGAACTCTTGAAGTATTGCATGGCTGGTGGCAAAATACTCAAAGGGCTGCAAAAACGTCGCATTGACGAGCGTGCCTTGTTTCTTTCGTAGGACAGCCAATGCCGCTCAAAAAGATCATATTCCGTTCGGGGCTTAACAGAGAGAACACCCGCTACGCATCTGAAACGATGGGTAACCCTGACAGCAACACAAATGTGGCTGGGGGTTGGTACGATGCCGAAAAGGTGCGTTTTCGTTCTGGTAGCCCCGAAAAGATTGGCGGTTGGGCCCGTATCTCCACAGAAATTTTTATTGGGTTTTGCCGTTCTTTGTGGAACTGGGTGACCCTAGGCGGCTTAAACTTAATGGGCGTTGGTACAAACGCTAAGTTTTACATTGAGCGTGACGGTTCGTACAACGATATTACGCCTCTTCGGGCAACTGTAAACCCCATGCTAGGCGCACAACCGCCTGGTACCGGTAATCCATTTACCGCTACCCTAAGTTCCTCAATTATCACGGTAACCGACGTAGCGCACGGTGGGTCTACGGATGACTACGTAACTTTTTCTGGCGCAGTTGGACTGGGTGGAGTTGTCACCGCAACAGTGTTAAATGCCAATTATAAAATTACTGTCATTGACGCTAACAGTTACACGATTGACATATCCCCTGTATTAGCGGATGCAACCGACGTTTCTGGTTCTCCCGGCGGTGGCGCGGCAGTTATTGCCTACTACGAAATCCAATCCAGCCCACCCGTTCAGGTTCCGTTAGCTGGTTGGGGTGGCGGTTCATGGGGCACAGCAGCATGGGGTGTTGGCGGCACAAGCAATACTACGTTAAGACTATGGAGCCAAGCCAACTTCGGTGAAGATTTAATCTTTGCTTATCGTGGCGGCGTTATGTACTACTGGGACGCCACTGCTGGCCTAACAACCCGCGGTGTTCCGGTAACTACTCTCGCAGGCGCATCAAACGTGCCGGTCATTGTAAACAGCGTGTTTGTGTCGGATACAAGTCGGTTTGTGTTTGCGTTTGGCGCTAATGACTATTTGTCGGCTACACCAACCGCATTAGACCCTATGTTTATTCGCTGGTCGGATCAAGAGTCTGTGGTTGATTGGACCCCTAGTCCAACCAATCAAGCGGGCAGTATTCGCTTGTCCCACGGTTCAACAATCCTTGCTGCCGTACAAGCTCGTCAAGAGATTGTGGTGTTTACAGACTCGACAATCTATTCCTTGCAGTACCAAGGTCCTCCCGTTGTGTGGGGTTCACAGTTGTTGGGCGATAACATCTCCCTCCAAGGCCCCAATGCTGTTGCAATTGCCTCTGGTGTTGTTTATTGGATGGGCGTAGACAAATTCTACAAATACGATGGCCGGGTACAAACCCTACGTTGCGACGTACGCGAGTACATTTTTAGCAATATCAACACAGAGCAAAACTTGCAGGTGTTTGCAAGTACCAGCGAAGGTTTCAACGAAGTTTGGTGGTTCTACTGTACGGCGGGCAGTAATACCATTAACCGCTATGCCGTTTACAATTACGGAGAAGACATCTGGTACTACGGAACAAACTTGGGACGCACCGCTTGGAATGATTCTGGTTTGCGTAGCTACCCAGTAGCGGCTACTTACAGCAACAACCTTGTTTACCAAGAGTTCGGTGTAGATGACGACGAGTCTGGAACCCCCGCCCCAATTACATCCTATATTGAGTCCTCACAATTTGACATTGACGACGGCCACAACTTTGGATTTATCTGGCGGGTCTTGCCTGACGTGACTTTCAGGAATTCTTCAGCGGCCGTTACTCCGCAAGTTACGTTGACTTTGACACCGTTCCAGAACTCCGGTACAGGCGCTAATGTTCCAGCTTCTACTGCGGGCACCAGCACTTCTACAGTAGCACGTACATCTGTTGCACCGGTTGATGAGTTTACTGGGCAGGTCTACATGCGTGTACGTGGCCGCCAAATTACGTTTCGTATTGAGTCCAACAATCTTGGAACCCAGTGGCAGCTTGGTGCCCCTCGTATTGACATCAAGCCAGATGGCAGACGAGGTAACACATGACGTTCATTGTTACCACTGAGAACCCACTCAACGAAGTTGCTGCGCCAAGCTTGCCGCTGGCCACGACGCTTTACAGTCAGCAGTATCAAGACCAGCTTAACAACGTTTTGCGTTTGTATTTCAACCGCTTAGATTCGCTTTTTAGGCAGCTTGAAACAGGCTCTGGTTCTATTGACGGGTCTGGTCTCCGTCTGCCATACGGCGCATTTTCTAGCGATCAGGATCAGATAACAACAGCAAACACAGCTACGTTGATGACGCTGAACACTACGGATTTTGCCAATAGTGTGTCGATCAGTTCTTCTCAGATTACGGTAGCTACTCCGGGCATTTACAA